TCTCTATACCTTCCAATCTAGCTGTATTAGTATCAATATTCGAAAGGTGTCCAACAATGGTATTCATATTATCCTTGATAATTTTCACGTTTTCATTTATGGATGCAGATATGGTTTTAATATCTCCAATACCAGAAGTGATACCTTGGAAAATGAGAGTATGAGACTGTAGCTCTGTTTTTATGTCTGCTATCAAAACATTAGCCATTGTGAATCTACCATTCAATTCGTCTGCAGAATCTTGTGACATGGAAGCAAACCCTTTTTTTGATGCTTCGCGTTCCGAATCCTCATCAGTAGTCCACCCATACATCTCTGCCATGGCATCACGCTTTGCTTTCATCTCATCGGAAATCTTCTGTCCTTCCTTTTTCAGATCGTTATATTCATCTTCGGTTACCCCATCGTCCATTGCATTATATAGCTTCTCCCTCCACGCTATTAATCTGTCCATATATTCTTCTTTAAGCATGGAATTGAGAATAGCATTTCGCATATAATCCTCGAAGTTGTCGGCAAAGTCTGCCGAATCGGCATCCATATCAGAAATTAAGTCCTGAAAGTCTGAACGAAGAGAATCGTAATCAATAAGAGTTGTATCAGCTATTTGTTGTTCCAATACCTCTGCGACCTTCCCTACACCATTTGCAATTTGATCGGCAAATTTCTGCGTGTCCGAATCAAGTTGGGACCAGAAGATACCGGCATCCGATTGCAATTTTAAAAGTTGTTCATCAGTCAAATCAAATAGACCGGTCATACGACCACCCATTTTATTTTTAAATTCCTTTACGGACATGCCTAATGCCTCTGCAGCTTGTTTCCAGCCTTCACCGGACATATCTTCAACCTCACTATATCC